ATGACAGGAACTCTGAGATCATGGATGCACTTCGTAGAATTACGTGGGGGAAACGGAACTCAGAAAGAACACCAAGAGATTGCACTTGAGTGCAAGAGAATTCTCGTTGAAAACGGGGGAGACGTCTGGGGATGAAAAAATTTAAGTATAGCGGAATCGCTATAGCTGTTTTGGGCGGCATTACATATCTGAACTATTATGCTTATATGTATGCTACAAAGTATAACTTACCGATAAGTAACTATTTAATATGAATGATAAGTGGAACGGAGAGGCAAGAGGGATTACAGATGTAATGGTGTCAAGAATTAAAACTTGGCATCGTGACCGAAATCTCATTGAAGGAAGCACTGACAAAGACCAAGTTCTTAAGCTAATGCAGGAACTTGGAGAACTTTCTGACAGTGTTTGTAAGGGCAAAGATATTCGTGACGACCTGGGCGATATGCTCGTAGTTATGATAAATATTATGGAACGAAATGAGCTTCATATGACTGATTGCCTCGAAGTTGCTTGGGTTGATATTAAAGATCGAAAAGGAAAGATGATTGACGGCATCTTTGTGAAAGAAGAGGATTTATGAGTCTAATTGAAGCTTTACGAAGCGGTAAAGTTGATATTACATTTAAAAGTTTAACTAGCGGGCAAGAGATAACAAAAACATTTACTTTAAATACTTGTTTTAAAGTGCCTCAGAACCCACAATCAGATAAAATTGTAGGCTATAATCCAATAGCCAGGGAATGGGAAGACATACACAAGTCTACCATTATAGAGTGGAAAGTAGCATGAATAGAGAATCAGTTTTTGAAACATTGAAGGTGGACGAAGGTGTCGAGTATAAAATATATAAAGACCATCTTGGGTATGATACTTTCGGTGTTGGTCATCTTGTTGTTGAAGACGATCCAGAACACGGTCAGGAAGTTGGTACACCTGTATCAGAAGAGCGAGTTTGGGAAGCATTTGAACGCGATCTTGATATTGCGATTGACGAGTGTGAAGTCCTTTATGAGGCAGCATGGCACGACTTTCCTGGAGAAGTTCAAGAAGTTGTGGTAAACATGATGTTCAACATGGGGCGTCCTCGTTTGTCTCAATTTAAGAAGTTCAATGCCGCACTTTGCGAGCATGACTGGGCGAAGGCTGCCGTCGAAGGACGGGATTCTCGCTGGCATAAGCAAGTAACGAATCGAGCAGAAAGGCTCATGGTGCGTTTGGAAGCTATGTAATGCCTTGGCTTATCTTAGTCTTTTTAATGGCTGCAGGCGGTGGCTACGCATATCACGTAGCTACTGTCTCGAAGCTTGAGAGTACGGTTGTTCAACTTGAAAGTAACAATCGCACCCTAAAAGAGAATCAGATTCAGATGGAGCAAGCTGTAAAAACTTCGCAAGAGGCGCTCAAAGCAGCGGAAGAAAATGCGAAGAAGTCTGAAGCTGCAATGTCAAAACTTACCGAAGCAAACAACGCACTTAACAAAGAAAAGCAGAACTATCTCAAAATTTTCAAAGACCATAATCTTACTCGTCTAGCACGAGCAAAACCTGGGATGATTGAGAAAAGAATTAATGGTGGAACTGCAAAAGTATTCAGAGCACTAGAAAATGACACAAAAGAACTTATGGATCTTGATGACGGGGAGTCTGCTACTTCAGGGTTGCCAGTGGCTCCCGAAGTTTCCGGAGCGGGAGATAGTACAGCCGGAACCTCAAATAATAACGGTAACTGAGAAAGTCCCGCTTAGAATCTATCAGCCACCTCTTCCGCAGGAGATTGATTTACTTGATGTTAATTTCTTTGTAATCACAGAAGAGAACCTCGACGAGCAAGTGAAGATTATCGAGAAAATGCTCGACGGTCAGTTTGTAGTCTTTGCACTTACTCCTGACGGGTATGAGAAGATGGCAGAGAATTTTCAAGAAGTGCGCCGGTACGTGCGCCAGCAAAAAGAACTCATCATTTATTACAGAGAGGCAACTACAGAAAGTGAAGGAACAACAGCAGAAGAGTGGCTTGAGTCTCAGAGAAAGGATTGATTTTAGACTGGATACTCTTCAGTCTTGGATGGAAAGCAATTTTCATTTGGAAAACCCTTCTCAGGCTTACGCCCTTACACTGAGCATTAGTAAGTTTTGGTCGGCACTCAGCGAAGAGGATCGAGAGTACGTGCAGTGTGCACAGAATGCAATTGAAGAAGGAAGAAGTTGGAATGTCTAACCCTTGGGAGAAACAGATTGGTGGAGAGCATTATAAAAAGTATGCGATTCAGCCGACAGAATATGCGGAGAAGAATGGTTTATCTTTTGCGGAAGGTTGTATTGTAAAATACGTGACCCGCTGGCGTGATAAAGGCGGTGTAGAAGATTTGAAAAAGATTATCCACTATGCTGAGATTCTTATCGATATCGAACAAAGTACAGACATATCTGCCGCTCACGATTTTCTTCTTGAAGAAGCACAGACGGATAACGCAGCATTAAATGAATACTGGAAAAGACCGAAATAGTTCTTGACTTAGTTATGCGTAGCCTCTATAATATCTGCATTGAATGAGGAGAACAATATGGCAGTAAAATGGAAACCCAACCAAATTCACTACAATCGAAAGACTGGAGAAAAGACTCTTCAGGTATTTCCGATTGCAGGTGTAAAGACTTCTGAGCTTGTAGAGCTTTGCACGAAAGAAGTGCTTCGTAAAGGCGAAAGAAAGCTTCGAGTCAAAGCACGAAAAGAATTGAAAGTAAGAGGAATCTCTGTATGAGCGCAAAAGTAGAATACGCATTTCGAGACTATTTAAAAGGGAAGTTATCATACCATCGTATGAACTTCGAGTTGCTTTTAGAGAACCCTCGACCAATTCCAGAGCACACAGACTTTATGGAAGCATTGGAAAAAGAACTTACTCAGGTAGCGCACTACCACGAGTTGCTTGAAGTATTAGAGAATGGACATGGAGCACAACGATGAAAAGCTGGTCACTTCACATGAGAGAAGGCAGTGATTCGATAAACTTTGATTTTGAAACTAACGATTCACGCATTCTTGCGGGAAAGATTAACTCTTTTCTTGGAGTGTGTGGAACAATGACATCTCCCGACCATGATGCCACTCTAATAGATGAGCTTTGCTGCTTAAGAGCAGGAGTTGAAGCTAAAGTAGCCTCCGTATATAGCGCAGGCAATGATCCGTCCGAAGAAGAAAGATTAACACAAATACTTCATTCGGTAGATGAGGTGATTAACTATGTCGAGTCCGAACTATAGAGGGGTTCAAAAGGAATTGACCGAATTAAACGCAGATGGAAATGACGAACGAGGACGCTGCGGTGAAGACGAAAGTGCCGTAGCTCCAATGCACCACGACTCTCGAAAAATATCTGACGAGCAGTGGATTGAAGTTTTAAAAGCACTTCATGGTAAATAATTCTTGACAAGAATGGTCAACGCTCCTATAATATATGTATTGACGATGGGAGATTGAATGATAATTCACGGAAGCATTAGCCATACTTACTCAGGGCGTCGTCGAAAGACTCAACGAGTAAAGAAAGTGAAACATACATTTCGAGCGGCGGATGAACCGCTGTTCCGAAACCCAAGAGGGAACGAGACTGCTCAGTATCCTTCTGCTTCAATGACAAAGTATAAGCCTCCGGCAGATACCACATACAAGCAGACCGAGAGCAGAAAACATACTGTAGCGATTGCCTACAACAAGGGCGGCTACATGGTCATCTCTGATGAGAATGTCAAGGATATCGGAAGATAATGGCATATTCTGAACAAGTAATGGACCACTATCAGAACCCCCGCAACGTCGGGAAGTTTGATAGAGAGGATGAAGATGTGGGCACTGGCATGGTCGGTGCCCCTGCTTGCGGAGACGTAATGCAGCTACAAATAAAAGTAAGCGACGAAGGTATTATCGAGGATGCTCGTTTTAAGACCTACGGATGTGGAAGTGCGATTGCATCTTCTAGTTTGCTTACTGAATGGGTGAAGGGCAGAACTCTTGAGGATGCTGGGAGTATTAAGAACTCTGAGATTGCTGAAGAGCTTGCTCTGCCCCCTGTAAAGATACATTGCAGTGTTCTTGCTGAAGACGCAATTAAAGCTGCAATCAAGGATTATACGGAGAAAAAGAATGGGTAGTATCGGAGAAGAACTATACCAAGAAGTATCTCACATGGTATTAGCAATGTGGGAACATGAACCCTATGAAATTGCGGAAGAGGTGTCAAGTCGCTTTAGTATAAGCATGGACTATGCTCTTGAACTCGTCGAAAAAGCTATCGTTGAAGAGATTCAGACAGAAAAAGCGATGTACGACGACGAAGAGTACCTCTTTGACTGGGATGGAGATGCTTTGGCATCGGCAGGGTTTGGGACTGATGAAGACTACTTCTAATGTAATTGATTTCCAGAGATGGAAAGAAAAGAAAGCTATCAATGAAATCTTTGGCGAAGGCTTTGTAGAAAGTTATTTACCGGATTATGATACAGTAACCTACACACTTACTATTGATGACGAAACTTTTCATTTAACAGTACCAACGGAAAATTTATTAGACCCCAACTGAAAAATAATTCTTGACTTATATTCCTCCAGGCGTTATAATACTTGTATTGAATGAGAGGAGCAGAGACTCTGAAAGAAATTCTGCAAGGTGATGACTCCCTGCTGATGTCATACGATGCAGCGTTTGACTGCGAACAGTGACCACTTCTGGATTAAGTTGGTAGGTCTGCGAAAAAAGAGATATACTCTCGGAACCTAAAAGCCCGCAGTGTTTTATCGGAACATTTTCACTACAGAAAAACAGACCGGTGAGGATTCAACTAAATCCCCTTGGGAGGCGTCCCGAGCAAGCAGAAAAATGACGTAGCACGCTAAATTGGTATCATTCCTATGTGCATTTTGAGGTTTCGCTAGGCTTCCTCAGCGCAAAAAGTCTAGCCCACTAATAAGCCTATTCTTGCGAGTAGTTTTATTAGTGGGAAGCCAGGGACCAGGCCTCGCTCTTGAAGCAGGTTCAAGGAACTGGATAAGGCAGTAAAGATCTCGGTGAAAGTATATGGCCCCGCCGAAGCCCACTTACTACAAATAAAAGGAGAAAGATCATGGATGGTGTAACCATTGCATTGATCGTTGTAGCTCTGTTAATCATACCGAGCAGCAACAAAAAACTCAATGAGCGTTGCAAACAAGAGGTCGAAGACGGTATTGCGGCGAGCGTTCAAGAGTGTCGAAACTACTACATTAACGAGAAGTAGTTTCATTTGAAGTTCCAAGTGAGCTTCAGGTGCATAAGACCTCTATAGGCAACCGCGCTAGAGGCAGCACAACTCACTAGGGGGTGGCTAATTTAGCACACATAGGTTTGGCCTTAAAGCGTTTCGCGCCCCCGCCCTATTTTAAGGAGACGATGAGTGTATATCTGTATCTGCAATGCAATTACAGAAAGTATGTTGGAAGAAACAGATTATTATTACCATCTCGTCGGCTCCCAGTGCGGCAAGTGTATTGAACAACCACATCAATATACCTGTGGTCAAGTTACATACTTGACAGAGACAAAAGATAAACAACAGGCTTGATGATTGAGTTCATTAAGACATGATGGACGAGGGTGCAAGTCCCTCCACCTCCACCATAAGCATATTGGGCAGCAACTCGATATAGTTTCAAATAAGACCTAGTGTGCTTTTGATGGGGGTGAATTCAGTTTCGACATTGTGTGAATAGGTACTGATAGAGCCAATTTAAACATAAACGCAAACGATGAAGTTTATGACCTTGCAATGGCTGCCTAGGTAGTGCATTGCGGAGTGGGT